TATTTAAAGCAAACAGCGAGTATCTATCTACTCCAAAACAATTAAAGCCGTTTTTATGTAAAAATACTAATGGTTTATATTTTGTAAGTATATTCTTTTCAAAAGAACATATTGAATCACGAGGAATTGAAATTATAAAATAATGGCAAAAATAACCTACTCAGAAAAACTAAAGAATCCTAAATGGCAAAAGAAACGTTTAGAGATTTTACAACGAGATGAATTTAAATGCTGCTACTGTAATGATGAAAAAACAGAATTACAAATACATCATTTAAAATACACTAAAGAACCTTGGCAAGCACCAAACGAAGATTTAATTACTTTATGTAAACATTGCCATAATCTTATTAGCATATATAAAGGTTTGTATATTATTAATATAGAAAAGAATTATTATGAACATGAAGATATTTATTGTTTAATAGTTAAACATACATCTAATGATAAAGTATACATAACAGCTTATGATTATCATAACAATTCATTAAGCGAGGTATGTAGTTTTTTAGTTGGTGGACAATATCATAAATCAATACTAAAATTAACTGCATAATGGCTAAGAGATTTATAGATACAAATATGTTTAGTGATGAGTGGGTTCATTCGCTATCAAAAGATGGTAAATTGTTTTTTGTTTACTACATTACAAATTGTGATCATGCAGGAATATTAAAATTAAATAGAAGTCTTTGTGAATTTCAGACTGGATTAAAAAACTTTGATACCCTTATTAAAGACTTTGGTAACACTTTAATAACAGTTAAAGAAAATGTATTTTTTATGCCACGCTTTATTAAATTTCAATATCCTAAATTTCCGCAAAGTAATGTAAAACAACAAGATAGCGCAATTAAAATATTAAAATCTTATAATTTGTTTAATGAAGAAAGTAACTCTTATGTAACTCTTAGTAAAGAGTTAGTTAACTCTTATGTTAGTGATAGTGTTAATGATATTGTTATTACACCTAGTATAATTAATATTGATTTTGAAATTTTTTGGAATTTGTATAATAAGAAAAAAGGTGATAAGGATAAGATTAAAAATAAATGGGAAAAGTTAAATGATATTGATAGACAAAAAATAATTGATACATTGCCAGCCTTTTTAAATTCAATTACCGATAAACAATATCAGCCATTTCCAGAAACATATATAAATAACAAAAGATGGAACGATGTTATTGAGAATAAGTTAGAAAAAAAACAATATACATTATCAAGTCCATTAGGTAACTGGACTGGAATTTTAACTGAAGATGAGCTAACTCAAAAAATAGCTTCTGGATATTTTAAATTAGAAAACTAATGGCAGATTTAAAAGTAATTAACTTAACGGACAAAAAAGAATACATCATTAATGTTCAAAAAAATGGCGAGAATCAAATGACTTGCCCCGAATGTTCACCAACTAGAAAAAAGAAAACATTAAAATGCTTTAGCTTTAACTTAAATAAAAATGCTGGTCGTTGTAATCACTGTGGAATTGTTTTGGTAGCTCAACAAGATATACCTTTAAAACTTACACAAATTGAATATAAGCGTCCTAAATGGAAAAATGATACTAAGCTATCAGATAAGTTAGTAAAGTGGTTTGAGGGGCGTAAAATTAGCCAATACGTTTTGAATGATTTTAAGATTACAAACTCAGTTGAATGGATGCCTCAAACTGAAAAAGATGAAAGTGTAATTAACTTTAATTATTTTCGTTTAGGTGAACTAATTAACATAAAGTTTAGGGATAATCAAAAGAACTTTAAAATGTTTGGAGGTGGTGAATTAATCTTTTACAACCTAGATGCTTGTATTGATAATAAAGAAATTATAATTGTAGAGGGTGAAATGGATGTTTTAGCATTAGCACAATGTGGTATTAAAAACGCTATATCAGTTCCTAATGGGTGTACCGAGAAAGGAAATATAAACCTAGATTACCTAGATAATTGCATTGACTTCTTTGAAATTGATACTCAGTTTATTTTAGCTTTAGATAATGACAAAGTTGGTAGGCGTTTACAAGATGAACTTGCAAGACGTTTAGGTTATGAAAATTGTAAAACAGTTACTTTTAAAGATTGTAAAGATGCTAATGAATGCCTTATAAAATATGGACAAAACGTAACTAAAGAATGTTTTAATGAAGCTAAAGAGTTTCCTATAATTGGCGTATTTGATGCAAATGATATTAGGGAGGATATTTATAATTATTACAATAATGGCTTACCTAGTGGGTGTGGTATTGATATGCACGAAATGGATATGCACCTTAAATTCCAAGTTGGATATTTAACAACAATTACTGGAATACCTGGACATGGCAAATCTGAGTTTTTAGACTTTTTACTTTGTCGTTTAAATGTTTCTCATGGTTGGAAAACGGCTTTATACAGTCCAGAAAACCACCCTTTAGAATTGCACTTTAGTAAGTTTGCTGAAAAAATGATAGGTAAACCATTTGAAGGTAGCAATCGATTAAGCCCGATTGATTTAGAAAATATGGTTAAGTATCATGCAGATAATTTCTTTTTTATTAATCCTGAAAGTAATTTTAAACTTGAAAATATATTAGATTCTGTTAGGCAATTAGTACGAAAAAAGGGTGTCAATTGTTTTGTTATTGACGCATGGAATAAATTAGATCACCAATATACCACAAATGAAACTAAATACATTAGTGAGCAATTAGACAAAATTACTAGGTTTTGCGAGTTTAATAAAGTTCATTGTTTCCTAGTTGCACACCCTACTAAAATACAAAAGGATAAAGCTACTGGAAAATACGAAGTACCTAATCTTTATTCAATTAGCGGATCAGCAAACTTCTATAATAAAGCAGACTATGGACTATCAATTTACAGGCATTTTGGCGATGACCCTCGAATTGAAATTCATATCTTAAAAGTAAAATTTAAACATTTGGCCGGTGTTGGAATGGTTGAAAATCGATACAATTACAACAACGGAAGGCTGGAGGATATAAATAGCACGGTTGATACTTGGAATGATGGTAGTTATTTAGAACAAATATAAATTACAAAAAAATGTTTTTTAATACAAAAAAATACTATATTTGTAAAATAAAACAATAAACAATAAGACAATGAAAACACACGCTGAGTTAATCGAAGAGTTTTGCAAGAGGCATAACCAGGACATCAACAAATATTTTGCTTCAATAGACGTTCTTATTCTGATGGATATGGCAGTCTTGAACTACATTGAGAAGAAAAAAGAACAACTAAAAAAACAATAAAACAATGGAAACAAAAAAATCAATCTTCCAAAAATTGCAGGAAGCAAGGGAAGTAATTAAGCAATCAAAACTTAAAAAAGCAGGAACCAATACTTATTCAAAGTATGACTATTTCACACCTGAACAGGTTAACCAGTTGGTTTATGAAGCAGAAAAGAAAACAGGGCTATTTCATAAATTCGACCTTGTAAGAAGTGAAACAGGGTTGCATGGCAGGCTTGTAATTATCAGCCTTGAAACAAACGAAAACACGGAGTTTATTCAGGCAACAGATATTCCTTCAATAACAGCAACGAACATAGCTCAACAAATTGGCGGCGCTGTTACTTACACAAATCGGTATATGTTAATGACTGCCTTTGATATTGTTGACAACAACGCTGATTTTGATAGCCACGACAATAGAAAACAACCGGAAAAACAGCCGGAAAAGAAATATGATGCTGATGAAAAAAAATGGCTTAATCCTGGTACAACCACATGGGCTTCGGCAGTTGCATTTCTAAAACAAGAGGGAAACGTAATGGCTGACATTCTTAAAAAATACAATGTGAGTAAAATTAACCAAGATAAATTAATGGAGGAGGCAATATAATGAATGCAATAGCTGAGCTTTACAGACTACCGGAAACAAAACAGCAACAAGAATCATTCAGGGACGCTATTTTAACCGAGATATTCAACGGGGATGCCGACGTTATAAAAGTTGAAATACAGCTTAAAATAGTTGCAGACACTCTTGAAATGGTAAGAAAAGATGCCAGGTTTAAAAATATGCTAATCAATGAGATTGAAAAGCACGGCAAAGACGGTTTACAGGTCGCTGGAGCAACTATCAAAATGAAAGGAAGGTCAACTATTGACTTTTCAAATGACGACGAATGCAATCGCCTGACAGCTGAATTAAAGGCAAGGCAAACACTACTGAAAGAATTGGGACATATTCCCGAAACCGGAGAGGCTTTAATTACTAAGTACTCGGAATTTACAGAAATAAAGTATTAAGCCATGAACGTAAAAATAGAAAAGACAATCTACCCGGACTTGATTAAGGTCAATAACAAGGCTGTTGAGATTAAAGATGAAGCAGGTGTCGGTCAATACGCGAGTATCAAGCTCTATCAATTCCCAAAAGGTGCAGTGTTTATTCAAGCCATCATGCTGAAAGGACAATTGCAAGCTGATGCCAATGGCCAAATGTCGGATGATTTTAAGGCGCAGTTTGCTTTAGGCTCAAAGATGGCAGAAAGCGCCGTGGCACTTGGGGGTGATAAAGCTGACATTATGCCCGCTAAAGATTTTGCAGCCGCATCGAGTAAAAAAGCAGATGCTGACAATATGCTGATGGATGCTAAATGGCTGGAAGCCGCAGATGTGGGTAAAGCGATATATTTGAATGTGAAGATTGATGACATGGCCGCTCACGAAGCCGGCGATGCTAAGTTTAACGGTCGCATTG